AGAAATAAACGAAGAGGTTATTGAAAATAACGAAGAAATCCTTGCAGAAGAAGAAGAAATAAACGAAGAGGTTATTGAAAATAACGAAGAAATCCTTGCAGAAGAAGAAATAAAAGAAGAGGTTATTGAAAATAACGAAGAAATCCTTGCAGAAGAAGAAATAAAAGAAGAAACATCTACAGAAGAAGAAGATGAAGAAACAATTGAAGAAACAATTGAAGAAATAGAAGAAGATAAACCAAGAACTGTTGCTGATTTAAACGGTGAAGAACTTCGTTTTTATAAAAGAACTGGTATAATTCCACAATAATTTGTTCACTGTTATTATTATTTTCAATTCTTTAAGTATTTATAGGAGAATAAGAATATTAAATAATATATAAAAGATATGGCTGAATTATTAAGGGGTATCCCTTTCGACTACGAACCAAAACGAGTTAATCGTTTCTTTGTTGAATTTCCAGATGAATTAGGTATAGAAGTGTGGAAAGTTCAAAAAATTAAAAGACCATCGAAGAAAATAAATTCTGTGCCAATTCCATTTGTTAACGAACAAAATTATGTTGCAGGTAAATATACTTGGGACGAAATGACGGTAACATTTCTTGATCCAATTGGACCATCGACATCACAACAAGTAATGGAGTGGGTTCGATTACATGCAGAATCATTAACAGGTAGAATGGGTTATGCTGCAGGATATAAGAAAAATTTAATACTTAAAGCATTAGACCCTACAGGTATTGAAGTTGAAAAATGGTATTTAGAACAGTGTATGGTAACAGGTGTTGATTTCGGTGACAATGATTACACTAGTGATGATCTATCAAATATTGTTGTAACTTTCCAACCTTGGAGATGTATTCTTAATCTTTAATAAACAAATTTTTAATTTAAAATATAAAACCACCCTTTTTAGTGTGGTTTTTTTTATTTATGAGAATGTTGCACCTGATGGTGATACAATAATATCAATATTTATATGTTGTATTATTTTTTTTGGTATTACATATAAATCAATAACACCCTCTTCAGTACTTTCCATTCTATAATCTTGAAGTATATCCTGTTTCTTTAATGTTTCACATTTACTATGTAAAACACATTCCCAAAATAGTTGTAATAAATTCATAATTTAAATTATTTCATCAATAACCTCTAAATCTAACGCTTCTTTCGCTGTCATATACCAATCAATTTTCTTTTCACGAATATCATCTAACTTTTCTTTTGATATTTTAGTTTTTCTAATTGTCATTTCTTCAATTTTATTTTGAAGTCTTTTAGATTCAACAAATTTTTGTTCCAAATCTTCTACTTTACCACTGAAACCTGTACCAATTTGATGATAAAGAGGTGTACCATGTTCATAACAAAATCTTTTATGTCCAAAAATTAACATTATAAATCCACATGACATAGCAGCACCAGTACATATGGTATGAATACCTGTTTTAGATTTTTCCATTATACCTACCAATCCTAATACTTGATAAACATAACCACCGTAAGAATCAATATATATCTTAATTGGCTTTGGTTTATATTCCAAATCATAAATTGCATATAATTTAACTAATTCCACATCATTTTCATTAATTAAAATAATTTCTCTAGATAACGCTTCAATCGTTTCTTGATCAACTTGTTTACCAAAAAATAAATTACGTTCTTTTCCTCTTGGTATTGGAGGCAATCCCTGTTTTGTATCTGTCATTTTCTTAACTTTTTAATGATTCAATTCTGTTTTGAAACATTTGATTAACATAATGTTTCCTATTTTTTGTTTCAATCACTTGATAATTCTCATTATTATGTGAATACCAAATAATATACGATTTCCCTAATTTTATTGATGTGTTTTTTTCAATGATCTGTTTGTATGATTCCAATTGTAATGAATAAATCTCTAAATCAGTATCAGGTAATAAATTAAATTCATCTAATAGTCGATTTTCACTATTTTCTAATTCAAGTTTTTTATTTGTTTTATGATCCCAAATTTGAAACTCTTTTGCTCTAACATTATAAAAAAGAACATCTAACATTCCACCAATCAATGTTTCTTGATCACAAACAATCATTTCAGTTTTAATCGGTATTAATTTACCTTTAATATCGTTATAAAAATTATCAACGTGTTTTTTAGTGATTAAATATTCATTCCATATTGGATCAAAACCAAATTGTTTTAATATTTTATCTTTAGGATATTCAAAAACTTTATTCAATAATAAATTTTCAACATAATCATGGATAATACTACCCTTAGTTGTACCTTTTAAATTAATAAACTCCCACCCTTCTTTAATTTTTTCCGGAGTTAAACCAAATTCATCTCCTTTAACTTGTGACCAATATTCAACATCAAAGGGTTGTTGATATTGATGAATTAATGTTGTAACTGATATAAGTTCTTGATTATTAAGATAATATTTATGTGGTTCATCATGATAAACAATATCATTAAACGCTGTAAATAGTTCAGATGATACATGTTCAAAATTATCCATAAAGACAAAGATATGAAAATAATTAATTTGTAACTATATTTTTCTGTAAAATTGCTTCAAAATTAATTTCTTCTAATGCATTAATTATATCATTTTTATCCGCAGGAAGTGATGGATATGGGTGTAAATGTTGTAATATAGCACTTCTTATGATGTTTAACGCTTCAACTAAAACATCTGCACGTGCTAATGGATGTCCCTGTTCAAATATTTTTACTCTATCATCAGCAGTTAATTTAGCTGATTTAAATTGAGGTACACCATCATGTGTGATTAATGCCATTTTATCGCTCATCATAATAGTATTACTGTAATAATCACCATCAGGATTTACTTCAAACGTCATTAATGTACTGGCAGGATTGGTAGTATTTAATTTTAATATGTTATTATTTTCGTGTTTACCTACACGTAATTCCATTTGATTATCTCTTAAAACAATATCAACGTTGGTTCTACCAACAATAGCTACATCATTTTTTGTTGGGAAAACACCTTCAGCATCTGGATTTTTTGTTGGTGATGGTTCTGGTGCAGTTAATGCCATATTAGTGGTCGATAATGCTGTGTAAATAGAATCGAAATTAATCTTTTGTGGTTGTGATATTATACTACCCATCCAAAATCTACTTCTTTGTGGGTATTTAACGTCTTCAATAAACACACGAACAATTTCCCCAACTTTAGGGAATAAATGAAAAAATTTAGGCAACATAGGGTAACAATCCGGAAGTTTAGAATTGTCTGTGATCTGATTATCTAAATCTAAAATTTTCACTTTAATTCTACCACCATCAGTATTATCATTAATAGAAACAACCTCACCATAATAAATGCTTCGAGTTTTTTTATCATCTATACCTACCTTTTTATAAGGATCACTACGTTGTATATATTTTTTATCCATTTCTTATCTTTTATCCATTTCACCTACTAATAGAACATAAAATTCTTCTAACTTAGTTAATTCAGCTATTTTTAAATTTATATCGTTTTCTAATTTTCGCAATTCATCAATAACATAAGTGTTATCAATAATCTCTTTTTTTAAAATATCATGAGCATCTTTAGTTTTATTAACCAAAACCAATAATTCTGTTGGTGTTTTTTTTGTTATATCTTCCATTTTATTGAATTACTCCATATGCTTTAATTGGTAAAATACTTTGACCTACAACAGTAACAGGTCCTGTTGGACCACTACCTGCTGCTTGTACAGTAATTCCCCTTGGTACTGCAACACTAATAACACAATCTTGTTGAATTGCATGAATTATTTCTTCGACAGCTATACGCCACATAATTTCTTCCGGATTGTCACTACCCGATGGTAATGCACCTACCGGAACACCTGCTTCAGATTTACGTGCAATTATTTTAGATGCTATCTTTGTTGGTGATAAACCCGGTCTTCTGGATGCACCAACAAGTAATAGTACAGTAGGTATACTAGGTGGACCACCTAAACTATTTAAGTTTAACACTTTTGTAAACCCACCAATAATTGAATCTATATTATTAAAATTAATTGCCATCTTTTTTTAATTCTTTCATTTCATCAATTGATATCCATTTCCAACCAAATGTCTTTTCAATTAAAATTCTTTTTATTTTTGTTGGTTTCACTGTTGTACCTAAGATAGTTCCATCATATGCCCCATCAATTAAATACCCACCAATGTAATTTTTCTTTACTATTCTATCTACTATCATAATTTTTACCTTCCTGCTAAACTTCGGATCATATTAATAAATTGTGTTATTTTTTCCCGGATAATTTTAATTATTACTGGTTTTAATATTTTAAGTAACTCTGTAAGAACAAGATTAAAAATAAATTCATATATTGCTGCTAATATTTCTTTAATTAAACATTGAATTACTGTACTTAAACTTTTTAAATCTACTTTTGGATCACCAGTTTGCACAACACCATTATTAGTTAATGCGCCAAATATTGAAAATAACACCCTCATTTGTGGTGAAGTAACCAATGATTTAACAAATTCAGCTTTAATCGCCTCAATTATTATAGAAAAAAAATCGTCTTTTATTGTTTCTGAATTTTCTTCACCAACTTCTTCATTACCTTCAAAACTAGTACTTACAGTGTTTGCCATTGCATTACCCACCGCAAATGGATCAGTAGAATCAGCTATCTCATTAACAGTACTACTTAAATCATCTAATGATAAACTTGTTTCAATTAAACCACAACCCATATCATGAATAACTACACCCTCAGACATTTGTTTTGCTGTGTTAAATAATTGATCGAGGACATCTTGAGATATTACAAAACTATCGTCACCATTTGTTACCTGTTCAAGTTGTTGAGTTACTTGTAATTCATCATATATTTCTTCCGGGGTTTTATCCTGATTTGCTGAAATAGTTCCATATACAGAATTTAAAACATTAGTAACAAATTCAAATTTATTGATGAATGTTGTTTCCCCAATGAAACCACTAAACCAATCACCTATATTACCTGAAGATGATGTTGGTCTAAATGTCATAGTATCATTATGTGAAATATATTTCATAGTGATATTATTATAATCAACCCAACCACCATTACTTTGAAGTGCTGAATATAATTGACTATCAAAATTAGGTTTAGCATTGTCAAATAATAACGAACCTGTTTCTGATGCGGGATCAGTTTTTAATTTCCCAAAAATATCAAAAATTTTAATAGGTATTGATATTCCATCATTCACAAAAAAAGATGGTAATGCTTGACCAGAATTAAATTGAATGAATTGTTTATTTGCTGATTTTTTTAGTTTTGGTTCTGCTTTATCTGTTAAATTAGTTAATAATTCACCAGTTAAATCCTGTAATCCAGTACTACCGACCATCACCTTTAAGGCATCCAATAAAAACGACATTATATCATCTTTATTGTTAATTGATGGGAATAGATCACTCATATCGGGCAAATCTGGTCGTTCGTTTAAAGATAAATATGCCCCGATTGTTGTAAAAATATTCTTTTTATCATCAATTAACCCCATTTTAATTATTTCTTTTTATCTTTTGAATTGTTTGTATGTTCTTCAACCATATGAATTAATTCATTTCTTGATGATGAACTAACATCTTTTCCTTGTTCACTATCATTACTTAATGATTTGTTTTTATCAAAAACAACTTCCTTTAAATATTTAAGAAGCATAATTTTTTGATCTTGATTTTTAGCTTCGGCATTAATAATTTTCACTATCTGATCACCGATTGCAGCAATCTCACCACCTTCTGATGCTTTTGTTTCCCATTTAGTAAATAAACGAGTTAGTTTAGCTTTAAGATTATGGCTGTCATTATAAATTTCCTGTAAAAGATCATTTACACTATCTTCATTAAATTTTAATTTTTTTCTTGTAGGTCTTGGCATTTTATTTTGTTTATTATAAATACCCAATAATTAAAAATCAATTATTCACTTAATAAACCCTCCTTTTCAAGGAAATATAGTTCTTTAAATGGTTTAAGTGCCATTCTAATTTCTTTTGTATTTAATCCGGTTTGTTCTTTTAGAAATAAAAGTACTTTATTTTTTGCGAATTTATTGGTGACTTTTTTATTATATGTACCTTCCGGGGTTTCTTCTAAAAATAACAAGTCCCAATGTTTTAACACATTAACAACCGCTTCACCAACAATAAGTTCATTTTTCTTAATATTTGTATCGTTATCTAGTTTATTTTCAATTTCAGAAACGATTTTTATCATAAGTTTATCTAACAATGAACTATCATCACTAGATATTTCATATATAAATTCTGATTTTTGATTAATTTCATCAAAATAATCATCATAATTTAAATTAATAATTTTATCTGCATATGTTTTTTTGCTCCAATCTTTAAAATAATTTCTAACTATTGTTTGACAATAACTATATGCTTTAGATTTAAAAATTCTATAATCAAACCCATCTTCAACATTAATTAAAGTATCTAATTTATTTTCTACATCATCTAAATTAATAAATCGGTAACCATCACCAAGTTTAATCCATTTATCATCAATATCATATGGTTTACTTTCAATTATATATGTTTTATATTTAACCATTTGATCAATAAGATGGTTTAAAGCAAACTGTTCAACCTCTTCCATTGTATAATTACCAATATGTATTGGATATTTTCTTAATATCACTTCAATCATTATACGAAATGGTTCAATCAAAACCTCGTTGTATATTTGATTTTTTAATTTACCAGAATCTGAACCAATGTAATCGATCACTGCCTTTTCTTCACGTTCTGCAAAATAATAGTTTGTTTTTTTCCCCATTTAACCCACATTACCACTTCATGTTATTTTTTATCAACAACATTTAACGGTGATATGTCTATCTGTCTATCGTTGTTAAAATTTGATTCCTTTGTTGCCGTATCAAACCAGAATTTACGTTCAGCCATTGGCATTTTCTTTTGATATACATCAAATAAAGAACCTTCCCTTGTTGCTATATGTTTATAACCTATTTTAGGTATTACATATATTTTACACGTATTAACCAATGCTCTTAGTAAAAACTCGTACATGAAAGTTAATTTTATGTTTTTCTTAAACCCACCAATATCAATAAAATCAGCTTTATTAAGAACCGAACCAGACATTTTAAAATCCGTATATTGTTTTAATACAGATGCATTTAAATAACCTAATTCACCGTTTTCACCAACAAATTGTTGAGACCAAACCATTTCATTGGTTGTTTTTATTCCCTTATCTTCACCGTTTGTTTCGATAATAAGTGAAAGGAAAAAATTAATCTTAGGGTAGAATTTAATATATTTCTCAGCATTTTTGAAGTATGTTGTACTATACTCATCATCAAATTCAAGTATTGAAAAATAATCAGTTTTAACACTTTTCACAGCTAAATTAATTTGTGATTGGAAATCAGAATCACCATCATTTTTAACTAATTCAATTTTTATTTTCCCTTGTTCTTTTCTTAACATTGAATCACGAAAACCTACAATATCTTTCTCAATTGATGTAGGATAAACAATATAAATCACAGGTAATTCTTTAATTTTTTCTTGTGTTTCGATAGTTTCAACTGCCTTTCCCAACATCACTGAAATTTCATCACTGTATTCATGTATTGGAATTATTACGCTTATATTCATTTTATATGTTTTTAAAATTTAATCTTATTTTTTTTCTTCAGGTTTATCTTCTGATTTTTCTTCAGGTTTATCTTCAGGTAATTTATTTTCAGAATTAACTATTGATGTAAATGTTGAAATTCTTTCATCAAGAAGTGCCTGATATGTTGATATTAATTGATTTTCAGCATTATCCATAGTAAATTCGGATGCTGCTTTTTCCATATCATCATATAATTCATCATCAATATTATCATCTAAAAATTTAACCAATGCTTCACCAATATACACAGGAACATCATATAAATTATCGGTCCATAATCCAAGGTTTTGTTTATATTCAATTTCATCACTACCTTCTTTTCTATCAAGAATATATTCCGGAGTAATATCTGGTTTTAAACAAATCGGAAGAACACCACTTTTCATACATTCAAGTGGAAAAGTACCCCACGATGAAATACGATCAACCCAAATAGCAGCAAAATTACCACGTAATCTCTTTGCGAAATCTTTTCTTCTCATTGGTTGTGGTGGCTTACTCTTTGTTAACATAGGATCAAAACCTACCCAACTATATTGTGGATATCTACTGAAAAATAATTTAACAATTTTCGAAATTTCATTAGGGTTTCTACCAATCACAGATATAATAGGTTTTTGTGGTTCATCAGTTCTTTTAAAGTAATCAGGAATCCCCGGATTATATACTTTAATATTAAACACACCAACACCATAATATGAATCCATGAATTCTTTTAATGTCCTAGATGTTGTAATTATATCATTTATTTGAAATGATTTCCATGTTGTACCCGGAACTAATGCATTTAACATATAATCCACTGATTGCAATAAACCAACTCTTTTACATGGTAAATTTTTAGTTTGTTCCATCACATTCGAAAATACTTCAGGAATTACCATAATATCTTCAGGACCAACAATTAAATTTGGTTTTGACATTGGTGCAAATTCTAAATCAGTTAATTCTTTATCTATCCACTTTGGTACTTCGTAATCTTCTTTTTCGGTTAAAACAATAACCTTATAACCCATTCTTTTAACTACATTAGCATGAAAATACATTTCATACACTGATGCTGATGGATGTGGAACTTCAGGAATGGTAAATAGGAATTTAGATTCTTTATTTTTTAATTTATCTAAAGATTTTTTTATGTTTTCTATTTTTTCCTGTTCTGCTTTATTTGCTTCGTTATTTAATAATTCTTCACTCATTGTCTTCAATATTTTTTAGTTCGTATTTTATTATTTTATGAAAATCCTCATTATCTATTAGATCATTGATTTGTAATAGTTCTCTTTCTTTTATTACTTTTTCAGGGATTTCTTCTTTATTATCTTCAGGGGTTTCTTCTTTAACTGTTTCGGATGTTTCTTCTTTAGTTATTTGCGGTATTTCTTCTTTAACTGTTTTAATTTCACCATCCTGACAATCAACATTATATGGACGTGCTAATTTAATTACCTTTTTACCATCAGGTGTACCTGCATCTAATATTTCCGGATCAGTAGTAATTAAAACATCAATACCTTCCCACTTTTCTTCAGTGGTTTCAACAAATTTATAATTCTTAAATCGTGAAAACATTCTACTTAAAAAGAACATTGTTGATGGAATTGATAATGAATTTTCTTTTGAAACGATAATAAAATCAACAGTATCTTTATATTTTCTATAGAATCTCTCTACATGTAAATCCATTTGTTTATACATAATTGGAGCAGACCCATATATTTCAAATAGAAAATCTTGATACATAAAGCGATTATAAACCTCTTTAGCTGTTAATTCGGTTGATCCACTTCTAAATGCAATTGCATCTACAGGTGCTTCTCCTGTTTCTTTATCAATTTGGTAATCAAGAGGATTAATATCATCAGGGATGTCTTCATTTAGATAGTTTTCTTTTTCAACAGTATCTTCCCACTTATAATGCTTAAAATAATCAAAACAATATGGTTGTTCTGGAATATCATCTTCACCATATTCAGCAGCATAATACCTATCAAATTGTAACCATTTATGTCTTAAAACCTCATCGATATCTATACCTATTACTAATTTTTTTACTTCCATTATTCTTTAATTTTTTCTTGTTTTAATTTTATTTCTGCTTGAACCAATTCATTTAATGTTTCCATATTTTGTCTATGTTCAATAATTAAACTTTCTTCAGTTATATATTTTGGATTAATACAAACCATTGTAGTATCCGCAGTACTAAATGTTGGTATACCAATAAATTCACCTTTAACTGATTCAAGTACTAAACTATTTGTTATTCTGTTAACATAATCCGGAATATCTTCCGATCTTAATCCAGCAACACCTACATATATAACATATACTTTATTCTCCATATTCATCATATGTTTTTTCAATAACAGTTATTAATGGATTTCTAATGTTCTCAGTATCCCCTTCATTCATGTTAATAACACCAATTCCTTTAGTGTCTTTAAACATTTCTAATAATTTTTCTAAAGAACTTATTTTTTTATTTTTTATATCTATTTGTTTAGTGTCACCAAGTAAAATGAGTTTACAGTTACTACCAATTCTAGTTAATAACGTTCGAGAATTATCTAAACTAACATTTTGCATTTCATCAGCAATTATAATACAATCATCAAAACTTGCACCTCTCATATATGCCAGTGGAAATGGTCGAATAATATCAGATTCATATAATTTATTTATTGAACTAACTTTAATTAATTTTTCCATGTTAATTGTAAAACTCCACATTACTGGTTCAATCTTTTCTTTCAAATCACCTTTTAAAAATCCAACTTCCTCCCCTTTCAATGTAGTTACTGACTTCACTAAATATATCTTTTTAAATCTATTTTCTTTTTTTCTTAATAAACCTAATGAAAAACCAACACTGACAAAAGTTTTACCACACCCCGGAGGTCCTTTTACTATTGTAATTTCATTTTGTCTAATTGAATTCATTAATTTCTTTTGATTATCGTTTTTAGCGAGTAATTTCATTTTTTCTGGTATGATTTTACTCATTACATCTTTAACACTCAATAAATCAACGTCTTTAGTTATTTCCTTAAACTCTTTTTCTTGTTTTTGATAATTATTTTTCGACATAAATTAAATTGCTTCTAATTACTTATACGTATTTCAGAGAATAATCTTGAATTTTTCTTCATTTATTTTTTTCTTAGTATTTATTAAAAAACTATAAAAATTTATAATACTATGGAAACAGATAATAATAAACCACCTCAAAAACCTTCAGTAACTGATACTGTTAAAAAATTTAAAGAACAACATCAGATGTCAGAAGAAGCACCAAAAATTCCAGAAGGATTACCTAAAGAATTTTATCAAGATATTATTAATAAAGAGAATATTAAAGAAGGTATTATTGTTGATAAATCACCACAACAAGCCACATCGAAACCTAATATTCCACCAGCACCACAATATAAATCTAATGATTTCGAGAAAGTTATGAAAAAGGAAACCGATCCTGATTTAATGACAGCATATGAATTAATTAAATTACCATCTAAAGGTGCTCATTATAAACATAAAATTGGTGAAATTGAAATTGAGTATATGACATCAAAAGATGAAGATTTAATAACAACACCATCTTTAATTGAAAGCGGTAAAGTAAATGATTTATTATTAAATAGAAAAATTAAAACACAGGGTGTTGTGGCAAGTGAATTATTACCCGGAGATAAAAATGCAATTCTTCTATTTTTAAGAATATCATCATATGGTAATGATTATGGTGTTAGTGTTTATGATCCAAGAACAGGTGTTCCTTTTGAAACTGTTGTTAATCTATCACAACTTCAATATAAAGAAGTTACTGAAACACCGGATGAAAATGGTTATTTTTCTGTAGAATTACCAATGAGAAAAAAATTAGTTAAATTCAGATTAATTAGTGGTAGTGAAGAAAATGCAATATTTCAACAAGCTGATGAAATAAAAGAAGCAATGGGTGTTGAATTTAGTGAATATAACACAATGAAAATAAAAGCACAAATTGTATCAATTGGTGATAAAGTTGATAAAGATTATATAAGTAAATTTGTTGATGCAATGCCGGGATTAGATTCAACAACAGTACGTAGAAAAATATTAGAAGTGTCTCCTGATGTTGACATGGAGTATGAATTTACAGCAAAAGATGGATTTAAATTTAAAAGTGTATTGACTGTCGGTGTGGATTTTTTTTCTCCCGGAATTTAGCCGGGGAATATAAAAAAATGTTAGATGAAGAAATCTATCTATTAACTAAACACGGTGGTTTTCAAGCTGATTATGTTGAAAAAATACCAATCTATCGTAGAAGACACTTTTTACATATTCTTCAGAAAGAATTCGATAAAATAGAAGCACAAAATAATAATATCGGTACATAATTAAAAAGATCAAGATAAAACTTGGTCTTTTTGTATTTATACTTAAAGCAACCTAAATGGCTGATAAAAGAAAAAACCTTAGTGACTTAGAAAGAGCATATCAAGCGCAAAAGCAATTGTCTGAACAACAAATTGCTTTATCGAAGAATGAATTAAATGAACTAGGTAATGTTTTCAATGTGAGAAAAAGAATTTCCATTGAACAAGATATCCAAAATGAAAAACAAAAGATTGCTAATGCAATGCAAGAGGCATATAATGATGCTAGTGAAGATGGTTATCAGATAACTAAACAAACAACAGATGCAATCAATAAAAGAATTGGAATGCATAATGATGAAATAAAACAATTAAATAAAAAAATTAAATTAAAAAAAACACTTGCCAACGTAGCAAAAAACTCATTTAATATCTTCACGAGTCAATATGAATATCTAATGATGTCAGATAAGGTTATTCGACAAACAATTCTTAGTTTAGGAATAAGTGCCACTAAAGCTGAAATGATGAGAAAATCATTTGAAGATTCTAGTGGATTTGTAGCATATTTAGGTGGTGATTTAGAAGATATTAAAACAATGATGACTGGTTTCGCTAATGAAACTGGTAGAGCAAGAGTATTATCTGCTGAGATGGTAAAAGATATTACTTTGATGGGTAAAGGTACTTCTTTAGGTATTGATGGTGCTACTCAATTAGCTGCTCAATTTGAATTAATGGGTGTGGATGTTAAAAGTACCATGCAATATGTTAATGGTATTGTTGAAACATCAGAACTAATGGGTATTAACACAAGTGCTGTGTTTAAAGGCATTACAACTAATTTTAAAAAACTTCAACAATTTACATTTAGACAAGGAGTTCAGGGTTTTGCAGAAATGGCACAATATGCTGAGAAATTTAAAATTGATATTAGTGAAACATTGGATTCTGCAAAAAATGCAAGAGGTTTGGAAGGTGCTATTGAAATGGCAGCAAATTTACAAGTAATGGGTGGTGAATTTGCAAAAACCGATCCATTTGAATTACTATTTTTATCACGTAATGATCCTGCTGCATATGCTAAGAAATTAAACCAAATGACTGTTGGTTTGGTAACACTTAGAAAAAACATGGATACTGATCAATTTGAAAAATTTATATCACCTGCGGATAGAGATCGTATTGCAAGTGTGGCAAAATCATTAGGTATATCTGCTGAAAATCTTACAGAACAAGCTCTAAGAACGAAAGACATTCAATTAATGAGAAAACAAATGATGGGAATGGGGTTAACTAAAAAAGAGAAAGATGTTGTTGAGGGTGTAGGTTTTTTAAATTCTGAAACAGGTAAATTTATGGTTCATATAGGTAACTCAAGTAAAAATATTAATGAGCTATCAAAAACAGAAATTGAAGCACTAAGAGAAAGATCAAAATCTTTAGAAGAAAGAGCAAAATCGGCACAAACTTTTGATGAAGCTTTTAAAGCTACAATTAATTCATTAAAAACATTAATGTTGCCAATGATAAGAGGTATTAATGTAGTACTTGAAAAAGCAAGACCACAAATTGATAAATTTTTGAAATGGGCAGAGGGAGATCATAAAATTAGTGAATGGATTGATAAATTAACAGGTTTGGATATTTCCGGTAATATGTCGAAAGCTGGTGGTATTTTTATTGCAGGTGCTTTTTTATTTAAACAAGCTACTGGTTTATTAGGTAGTGTATTTGGTGATAATAGTGGTAATGGTGGTAATAATAAAGGTAAAGGTAGTATTAAAAAAGGCATTGGTAAAAGCATTGGTGGTAAAGGTACTGCTATGGCTGCACTTGGTATCGGTGCTGGTGTTGGTATTGGTGCTGCTGGTATTGGTGCTGGTTTAAATATGGCAGGTAAAGGAATTAAAAGTATTTCAGATGCCGTAAAAGATTTAACACCAGAACAAATTAATTCAATGAAATCAATATTGGGGATGTTACCAAAAGTTGCTACTGGTATTGCTGGTGCTGGTTTAATTGGAGCACTAGGAGGACCGGGTATTGGAATTATCACAAGTGCTTTAATGGGTTTAGGTCTTGCTGTTAAAATGGTTGGTGGTGGTGTTGGTAATATGACTAATAATTTTACTGAATTATTCAAAATTGCACCTAATGGTGGTGAATCATTAAAGGAAATGGGTGCTGGTATTGGTGTATTATCAACATCGTTAATAGGTCTTAAAGCTGGTTTAGGTGGTGCACTTATTCTCGGTAAAACAGTAAAATTAATTGCAAAACATTCAGATAGTTTAAAGGATGTTAGTTTTGCATTAAAAGAAATAAACACATTATTAACTGGTGATAATGCAGATTTTAGTCAACTTGATGAAATGATTAAAAGTATTTCAAATATTAACTCAAATAAAACAAGACCACTTAAACAATTAACAGAATTCTTTAAAAAACCACTTCAAGTAAAATTTGCAGAAGAATCCGTTGCAATTTCTGTAAATGTAAGTTCAATTCTTGACGGTAAAAAAATCGGTGAAAATAGAAAAATGATAAAGGCTAAAGTTAGTACAGAAAATGAAATGAGAAATGGATAATAATATTAAACATCCATTTTACACCATTTTTGTATTGTTCTTTCACCAACACCCATAGCTTTACCTAATGTTTTTTTATCAATACCTAAAATAACTAATTGTACAACAGCATCTTTTTGTTCTGGAGTAAATTTAACCCTTCCAGATGCTGATGTATTTTCAACCATAGTTATTGGTATATCAAATAAGTTTGCAACATATTCATTGGTATATCCGTTCATTTTCATTTTCATGATACTATCATTTCTTGTTGAAACATTCATGTTTTTATATTGTTGACGTTCAATACCATACATTAATCTTATAAATGCTTCACGATAAATAAACATAATAGAATCACTTAGATTAATTGCTCTTTTATCACATTTAATTTTATCTGAAAATTCCCAACCTTTAGCATTTGTTTCGTTTAACCATTCAATATCAAATGTTGAATATTTTTCATAATGAAATAACGCTGAAAATATTAATAACAATCTCTTATGCATTACCCACATTCTCTTTACAACATCCGGAGTAAATTTATATATATATTTAGCTTCTTTTTCGTAGGTAGCATATTGATCAAATAAATGTTTATCAACTTCATCAGATATTTCCAAATATAGATATTCTTTTAAATTAGATAATTGAGACCAAATTCTATAAATATTTTTCTTATTTGTTTCAAGAACATCATCAAACCCCTCAACTGAAAAATGATCTTTAATAAATTTCAATTCATTTTCCGAACTTATTTCAAAAGTTAAAAATCTACTTAATAAACCATTTTCAACATTATCAGCACCAAAAAAACTATATGCTGTTTCCGGTGTTGATGATAATGATAGTGATAAATATGGTTCTGCTATGATATATTGTTTATCATTTAAGTCCTTTTGATATCTCTCATGTCCATACGCAGCTAATATTAAATCAATGAATGAACCAAATTTAGATTTATTTGAACCAATTAAAGTAGCTGCTTCTGTTGTTGATATAATTGCACGTCCATCATTCTTTTTTAGTTTTTGAACTAAAGCTGCCTTAGTTAAATCAGCACCTAAATATAGTGATTTAAAATCTGGATATGATTCAGTAAAAACTTCACCATTTGTTTCTGCAGTAGTTTTTCTCTCCATAAACATTGCATATTCTCTCTTACAATCCTTTTCAATTTTTTTCTCAATTAATTCAGTTAACTTTTGCATTTCATTAATAACATTCTTACCTGTTGATTGTCGAGCAATAATCCAAGCAAATAAATTAGCACCGTATTCATAAGTACCATAGTGTTTTACTCTTAATTTAGGTAAAACCCCACTAATATTAGCAATACCTGCAATAAGTGCCATAAACTTTTGAACCCCTTGATATTTAGTTAATGGTAATTTTAATATACTTGGTAAATCATGATATAACTCCTTTGGGGGTAAAATTATATCATTTTTAATCTTATGATTTAATAATCTATTTGTTTGTTCTTTAGCAACAACAAGAAACTTCTTAATCCCGGACTTATCACCATTAAATTCCTCAAGAAGATTATCAAATTTAGCATCTGTTTCACCTTCATCATATTTTTCAGATACTGATGATATATTATGGAAAATTTCTCTACCGTTTTGACCGAATTCTGCAAGTGAAAAACCAAAACCTAACCAATCTTCATAATTATCAGTAATGTTTATTTTATTATCTTTCAAAAATTTAGACATATAAAAACATTCAGTATATAACTCATCAGTTATTTTCGGTTTTGTAAACTCAACATCTGATTTATCTTCAGCTTCTTTTATTGCCCTTTGTTGTCTCTCAAATTTACCATCATATTTATAGATTACAGGATTTTCATTAATGATTAGATCATTTAAGAATGGAATATAACACATTCTGGAAATATCTTTACCTGATGCATCTATATTAATTAAATGTGTTTGAACATAATACTCTTCAAGTTCATTATATAAAAATTCCCAATTTTCTGAATCAGTTAAATCATGTTTAACCACCACCTTTAATCCATCCCCCGATGGACTTACAAATAATAAATATGTATATTGATCATTTTCTAAATCACGTTTTACATCTTCAAAGGTTTTACCTAAATGATCTATATCAATAACAATCAAACCGGACATTACATTTATGTCTGATGCTTTACCTGTTCCAGTAAATGTACCACCAAAAATAACTGAAGGAAATAAATCAAGTTTTTTTCCAGATATTTCTTTTTTAGTTGCATTAGGATTTTGTTTTAAAAAATTATGATATTGTTTAGTTCTCTTTTCTAATTTTTCGTCTTTCTGTGCCCAATTAAGAAATTTAATTAAATTAATTGGTTTATGGTTTTTTCTATCATTAACCTTTTGAAAAAATTCAATCTCAATTGTATCAATTCCCTCTACTGTTGTAATATCATTTTCCATATTATTTTCTTTAGTTATTTTTGTGTTATGCAAACATATATATTTAAATCTTAATAAACAATCTTTTTTTAAAAAAACGAACGAACGAACGTAACTTTTTCTATATAAATACATCTTCCCTTATATATATATATACGAACGTATTAAAATATTTGGAGGGTAAGTTTTATAACATAACTCTCTTATATAGAGATATATAAGTATAATTAATAATAAAAAACTATAATATTATATTAATTATATTTAGGGGTTCGTTCGTTTTTTTATTAGAATCATATCAATTAAAGAAAATAGTTATGTAAGTATTTATATAAAAATCAATGTAATGGGAAGTCCAAAGATTAAACCTGTAACGATATTAGCTGGTGCATCAACAAGTAGTAGAAATGTCCTCACACCTTCAAGATTAACTGAGTCTACTGAAGATTTAAGGGATGCGTTAATGTCAAGAAATCTATATAATGATTTTAGAGCATATCCCCTACAACCAACAACAACACAATGGATTGTAAATGCTGTTGATGCTGTTATTGATGCTGTTGCACCATTTAAAGGTTTTGATTTAAATAATAGTCCATTTGGTAGATTAATAACTGCACCAAATACCCCCCTTACTGATATTGGTTTAATTTTATTAGGAAAACAATTTCAACATACTTTTCAATCTAATTTAGCTCAAGAAGTATTTCCAACTATTAATCTATCTAATATGTGGGATGGTGATCCATCAACTCATTTATTTACACTTCAAAAAAATTATAGAATAACAAAAAGAGATAAAGGTTTTTTTAATACAGTTGAAGGATTTTTAGAAAGATTTGTTGGTTTTACTCCGGCAAATTTTTACCCATATACTAAAGATGCTTCTAATGATGAATTTTTAAGAAAAACAGGTAGTGCCCAACAAGTATTTTTATTTAGACAAATAAATAAAAATTTATATAAAACAAATAGTAAAGTTTATTCTGATATAGCTGAAGAGATTAAAGAAGATATCAAACCAATGAGTTGGATTTTAGATGGTAAATATGGTACTAATGCAACTAAAAAATATTTTAATTTCTCATATAAACCATCCCATAAATATGAAAAATATAATCCTGAAACCTTATTAGCACAACAAAATGCTGAGGAAACTGCAAATAAAAGAATGGTAAAATCAAATTCTGATGTAGCAATTGCTAAAGGTCAAGAATATGCTCCAGATTTAGAATATATAGATAATAATTTAGGTGTTGGTGTTATTAAGGTAGAAACTTTATCTGAATACCTTAAAAAAGAAGATGGTTTTGATACTAATCTTGATAATCAAATTATTTGGGGTAGAGATGGTGTTTCTGATGCTGCAAATACTAGACTTAGTTCATTACGTGGTGATTTTAATAATAATTTAACTGAAAAATTTAATTTAGATGTTAAGTTTAAAGTTAAAACTGGTTTATTAAAATATACTTCAGAATTGTTAAATGCAACCAATGGTAAGGTTGTTGATCAAACTAAAAAAAAGCAAACTAATAAGTCTTTTCAGGATGATGATGGTTTTAATGGTTCTGGTCTATGGAAAGCAAATAATAGTAATTATCTTAGAGATGATAAAAAAGGTAAAGAAGGTATTCGTCAACATACTATTTTAGATCAATATGATCGTTTTGCTAAAGCAATTAGATTTGATGGTAATATTAAATATGGTGGTAATATAAATTCAGTAATAAATAAATCAGTAATACCTAGAATTCATCCAACAATTCATGAAGAAAGTAAAAAAATAGATAATAGAAATTTAATGTTTTCTATTGAAAATCTGGCGGTTAGAACAATAGATACACCTGAATTTGGACTTATAGATGATGAAATAGGTACACAAATACCTAAAAGTGAAGTTGGACCATTTAACGGACGTATGATGTGGTTTCCACCATATGGTATTGAAATTAATGAAGTTGCTATTGCTAAATGGGATAGTAATGTTTTTGTTGGTAGAAGTGAACCTGTTTATACATATATGCATTCTGAAAGAACTGCAACAATAAACTTTAAATTACTTATTGATTATCCACCTCAAGTAAATAATTACAATTCAAATAATAGTAATTCAAGTGCGAGTCATGATGCACTTGCTAAATTCTTTGCATTTGGTGGTGATTCATATGATTTACCTGAAAATCCTAATACCATGATTAAAAAGGAACAGGAAAATGATAAAATAATAGTAGAAGTTGAAGGTCGTACTGACCAAAAAAGACCAGAAATTGATTTACCTGAACCAATTAGTTTAGCTTTTCCAAATAATATACCATCTGAGAATGATAATCTTAGTAGTCTTGTTGATAAATTATACACTGAAGATAAATATGAGATTAAAGAAAAATATTATAGTAGTGTTGATGCACGTAGTTTGGGTATGAATAAAGATATATATTATCCAGTTGGTTTAACTAGAGATGATAAGAGTTTTGCTGTTGTTAATGTACCTCCCGGTTTTAGTCAATATACGTATAAAGGACAAAAGAGTAAATTAGATGAAAGTTTATTTATTTTATTTAATAATCCCGATAATAGAAAATATTATAAAATTAATATTTTAGGTAGAGCATCTAAATTATATACTCCGGGTGTTACTAATGAAGTAGACACTGAAGCTTCTATTAAATATAATCAAGCTATATCTGAAAGAAGAGTAGAAGTTACTAAAACATTTATTCAAGCAAGAATAAAAGCATTATTTGGTCCAAGTGCAGTAGATGTAATTAAAATTACTGAAGAACCTATAGGCGATTCGGGTGGATCAGATATAGGTGAAACACTTGAAGGTAAGGATGAACAAATTACCAAATCAGAAAGAATGGCAACAATAATATTTAATGAAACTGATATTTCTACAGATAAAAAAGAACCAGAAATATCAACTGAAGATCAGAAAAAAATTGAGACATTAAAAAAAGAAAAAGAACTATTAGAAAAAAGAAGAAATCAATTAAAAAGACATGGTGATGCTAATGATTATACAATGAATGAAAGAACATCTTCTGATCTTTCTAATGAAGATGGTGGTATATTAAGTGGTTATAAATCAATTACTGGTAATTATTTTTATTCAGCATTTCATTCTCAAACCCCTGAAAATTTTCATAGAAGACTAACATTTTTACAACAGTGTACTAGACAAGGTTCTGCTATTAGAGGTGGTTCTGAAAAAGATAGTAGTGGTGTTGGTAGAGTTAAAAATTCAGTGTTTGGTCGTCAACCAATATGTGTTTTAAGAATAGGTGATTTTTTTAATACTAAAATTATTATTGATACTATTACTATGGATTATATTGATTCACCTTGGGATTTAAATCCAGAAGGTTTTGGTATGCAACCAATGTTAGCGAATGTTACTATGCAAATTAAGATCATAGGTGGTCAATCACTTAAAGGACCTATAGATGCACTTCAAAATGCTGTTTCATATAATTATTATGCGAATTCTACTTTTTCAGATAAAGGTATTTATAGTAAACCATCAAATGCTGCTAATTTACAGGAAGGACATATTAATGGTGTTTTAAGTGAAGAACAAACTAAATTAATTGAACAATATAAGAGTAAATATGGTGAGACTAATTACGCAAATGATAATCTAAATATAACAAGTGAAGATGAAATTTAATAATTTTAATTAAAAAATATAAATAAAAATGCCAAAACCGGGTTACGATAGATATGCTCTTTTAAAGAATACTGATGGTACTGTTAATAGTATGCCATTTGTACCTATTCCAGAAAGACCAAGTGATAAATATGAATATTGGAATGTAGGTTTTAGTAGACTGGATAAAATTGCAAACATGTATTATGATAATCCATTTTATGATTTTTTAATTTTAAATGCAAATCCACAATATCGTTCCCAATTTGATATTCCGGACAATGCCGTTATTCGCATTCCATTCCCACTATTACAAGCAGTTAATGATTTTGAATCTAATTTATTAATAATTAAAAATAAATAATCCTTGACTCTTCCTATTTTTTTTCATATGTTTGTTATATTTTTTAATTAATAAATATAATAGTAAATATGGAAACTTCAGTAAAAAAGTATAAATTTTATGATTATGTAAAAACATTTCCACATGAAATTTTTGGTAATTTAACAATAATTAAAAGTAAAAATGAAGATGAAAAATATTGGTTTATTGGAAAAGAAGTTCAAAATATTTTAGGTTTTCAAAATTTAACACAAGCAATTAATAATTCAAATTTATATGATGATGAAACCATGTTCTTAACATTAAAAGAAAATGGTGAATTATTTAAACTATTTATAGATAATTTTACATCTGAACCTTATATGTTAAACATAGAAGGTTCTGAAACCCCTTTATTTTCTAAACATACGGGGAGTATTACTTTAATTTCTGAATCAGGTTTTTATGGTTTAGCTATGAATTCCAGAAAAGAAATAGGTAGAAAATTACAAACTTGGTTAAGAAGAGATGCATTACCTGCATTTAGAAAATTATTTGAATTATATAATGATATAAAATTAAAAAATGATATTGATCTACATTTAGATTTCAATTATCAAAAATTACAATCTAAATGGTATAATTATGTTAGTTTTAAAGAAGGTGGTACTGATCGAACAATTAATAATAATAAAAATATATCAATTAAACATACAAATAAACCACCATCATATTGGAAAAAAATAGGGAAAGAAGAAGCAATAAATAGAGGAATTGCACCATCTAAAATATCAAGTGGACTTGATGGTTTAAGATTAGTATTCCCTGAAGAAAGTTGTTCAATTAGTCAACATAAAGAATTATTAAGATTAGGTCTTCCTGAAGAAAAAGCATTTTTTATTAGTAATTCAGAAATAAGTAAAAATAATTTTAAATTTTTACTTGATAATAATATATTACCTAACGAATTGTATTATAATGAAAAATAAAATCATAGTAGTATATTCCTCACATTTGGGGGATGAGGAAGATAGTAAATTTAATGAACAGATTGAAAATACTATAGGTGTTGATCATTCAATATCAAGATTTATCAACCATAATGAATTTTCATTGTCTCAAATTTACAATGAGGCACTTAATGATAACACTGAAGATAATGTAATATTTGTTTTCTGTCACAATGATATAGTTTTCAAAACTAAAGATTGGGGTAAAATTCTACTAAGAAAATTTAATCATACTGAATATGGTATTATCGGTATTGCTGGTACTACATTTGTTCCTCAATCAGGTACGTGGTGGGATGATCGAAGTAAAATGTATGGTATTGTTGAACATTCAGATCAGATAAGTGAATGGACCAGCGAATATTCAGAAAAAATTACCGGGATTCAAAGTGTTGTTCATGTTGATGGTCTTTTCATGGCAGTTGACCCATATAGAATTGAGAAGAAATATAATGAAAACTATGGTAAATTTCATTTTTATGATTTAACATTTTGTGTTGATAATTATCTTGAAGAAGTTTTAATTGGTGTTACTACAGATATACGTATTTTACATAAGTCGGTAGGTGCAACTTATCAAAGTTGGGAAGATAATCGACTTAAATTCGTTGAGGACTATAGAGAATATTTACCATTGAGAGATGTACCTAATGAAGAAAAATTAAGGGTATTAATTTGTTGTCAGTTTTTTAAAAATTACACCGGATCAGAGGTATCTAATTATGAATTATCTAAAGAATTGAAGAAATTAGGTTGTGATGTTACATTAGTATCAACAATGATTGGTGAACCATTATTATCAAAAGCAAAAAAAGCAGGTGTTAAAGTACATTCAGTACAGAACTCACCAAATTATATGATTACAAATGAAGGACAGTTAGGGTTTTTTAAAAATCAAAAAGAATTTGATATTATTCATATAAATCATAAACCAATTGGTGAACAAGTACTTAAAATGTATCCAAACACTCCTGCTGTTATGCATGTAAGAAGTGAAGTTATACCAACATTTGAAGAACCAATAATCAATCCAAATATTAAGAGATACATTAGTATCCGGGATTCTATCACCGAATACATTAAAGGATTTGGTGTTAAAGAAGATAGTATTGTAACTATCGACAACCCCTTTGATTGTGCTCGTTTTAATGTGGATTATAATAAAGAAAAATGGTTAAGTATTAAAGAAAGTGTGTTATTTGTTGGTACATTAGATCATTTAAGAAAGAATATTTTATTTGATTTGAAACAAATGGTAAAGGAAAATAATCAAGAACTTTGGATTATTGGTGCAGATAATGGTGGTTATGTTAAAGAATTAGTTGATGATGATGTAATCTATTTAGGTGTACAATCTAAGGTTGAAACATATTATAAACGATGTAGTTATACTGCTGGGATTTTTAAAGGTCGTAGCACTATTGAAGGTTTTCTATGTGGTAAACCGGGATGGATATATAAAGTAGATAAAGAGGGTAAAATTCTTAATAAAGAATTAACACAAGTTCCAACTGATGTTAAAAAATATAGTAGTGATTTTTCAGCAAAACAAGTATTTAATCTATATAAGAAGGTTATTAATGAAACTTGGTTTGAATAATGAAAAGAAAAAAAGGAGATATTAAAAGAATAATTAATAAAGGGATATTTTTAGAGGAAATTAAAATAAACGACAAAAATCAAAATACATTGATAAATAAAAACAAATCATCTAAGAAGGATAATCCTGTTGTTAATTCTACTCCTATCATTAAAAAACCTAAAGATAAAAGTGTTGAAATAAAACGTTTGGATAAAATTGCTAATTTCAGATATGTTAGAAATAATCCGAGAATAAAAAAACCAGAAATAATAGAATATTCACCAGTGTCTAAGGTGAAGAAACCAGTTACCATTGTAGTTACTGCTTATAAAACATCTGATTATATTGAAGAGTGTCTTGATTCGATAGAAAATCAAACGTATTTTAAAAATAACGATGATTTTGAGGTATTGTTGGGCATTGATGATTGTAAAACGACATTGGATAAGGTAATGGAGATTCGAGATAAATATAGAAATCTTAGAATATTCATGATGGATAAAAATGTTGGTACATTTATTACATCAAACACTTTAATTGGGTTAATGAATACAGAAAATTATATTAGATTTGATAGTGATGATTATATGTTGCCTGAGATGGTTAATGAAATAATGCAATACATTAACGATTATCAAATAATTAAATTTAGTTATTATAATTTTAATGTGATTGGAGAACCTAGATTAAAAAAATTAGGAAATCCATACGCTGCTGGTGTGATTTATTTCAATAAAGAAGTTTTTGATATATATGGTGGGTATCAACCTTGGGTATGTACATCTGAAGGTGAAATCTTAAAAAGAATTGGGGATGATTTAAAAACAAAAGAAATTAATCTTGGTTTATTTCATAGAAGGATTCATGATATGAGTTTAACTCAAAACGAAAAAACTGGTATGAAGTCCGAAATAAGAAAAATATATCATAAAAAGATTGAAAGGAATGTTAAAAATAAACTTAAAAAAATAAAAAGAGTAACTGGTAAATATGTCGAAAAATAAAACAATTGTAGAGCTATCAAAGAAATATGACACAGATAAAAGAATGAATGATGGTAAAAAGTGTTATAATGGTATTCTTGGTCATAATTATGCCGTTCATTATGATAAAACATTAGAAGATATTAATGTAAGTAAAATGCTTGAAATTGGTGTGTCTTGGGGTGCATCTATTAAAATGTGGGATGAATATTTTAATAAAAAAACGTTAATATATGGTGTTGATATTAATGAGAATCGATTTAAAAAGAAATCAATTGAAACATCAAACATTAAAATAAAACTAGGTGATCAAGGTAATATTACATTCCTCAATGAATTTAAAGATATTTCATTTGATTTCATTGTTGATGATGGTTCACATAGAATGAAACATCAACAAGTATCATTTAAAGTCTTGTTTAAATATCTAAGAAGTGGTGGTGTTTATGTAATTGAGGACCTTCATACGTCAAAACATAAACATTTTTATGATTCGAAAAACGAAACAACAACAGTCGAATTATTGAAAAATTTAAAAGAAGGTAACGATTATACCAGTAATTATTTAAATAAAGACGAATATAAATATCTATTGGATAATATATCTAGTGTTGATTTATTTGTTGATGATACAATTTGTTTCATAAAAAAAAGATAAAAGATGGTAAAACATATTATAGTAACGAGATTAGCCATTAAATGGAGATTTTCAGAAACAAATCTAACATGGGATCAATGGGTAAAAAGTAGTATCAGTTTAATGGATAGATTTTGTAGATCATCATTAAAAAACCAAACGGATCAAGATTTTACATTGTTGTCTATAGTTGATCAGGATATTAATGAATATGGTAATGTTTTAGATAATGAAGTTATTTTAAAAGTAAATTCAGTAAATAATGAATACCCTAAAAGTAATATGATTGATGTAATCAATGAATATATTGGTAATTTAGAGGGATATGATTCTGTTATATTAACAAGATTAGATAGGGATGATGCTTTACGAAGTGATTTTATAAAAAACGTTAAAAAATATTTACAAGAAAAGCCGGACAGTTATATTGATTTAAATAATTCATTAACATATGATAACGAGAAATCTGTTGCTCATAATTCTAAAAAATATTTTAATACTTTTGTATCACCATTTGTGTCTACACACGAAAAAATAATAAACAATAAAATTAAATGTATATCACTATTGGTCGATCATAATTTAGTTAATAAACACTTACCGGGTAAAAAGGTGAATGATTTATATGCCATGCAGGTTATTCATGGACTTAATTTAATTAATAGATTATATGGACACCCAATAGTATTTAACAAAAAAGATTATGGAATTGAATAATAATTATTTTATTAGAGAGGATTATATCATTCGTGATGAAATTAAATTTTTAGATACATCAAATAAAACTGATGAATATCAAGATGATGTGTATAAATTAGCACATGAAATCTCATCTAAATTTTCAATAAATAAAATTGCAGATGTTGGATGTGGTTCTGGTTATAAATTAAAAAAATATTTTTCAGATTTTGATGTTATTGGTTATGATTTAGAACCGACTATTTCTGAATTAAAAATAAAATATCCAAATGAAAAATGGTATTTATCTGATTTTAATTCAGTAACAGATACTGTTGATATGGTTATATGTGCTGATGTTATCGAACACGTATTAAATCCTGACGATTTAATTAATTGGATAAAGGGAATGAATCCAAAACATATTATCATATCTACACCTGATAGAGATTTATTAGTTAATATGTTAGGGCGACCAATTTTAGGTCCTCCGGGTAATCAATATCATATTAGGGAGTGGACCAGTTCTGAATTTTATAATTATATGAAACATCATTTCGATGTTATTGATCAAAGAAAAATACAAATTGAATATGGTCAAGTAATTCATTGTAAACCAAAAGAATTAGTATAATGATATCAATATTAATACCAGCGTATAAAACAGAAAAATATATTGAAGAATGTCTGGATTCAATAAAATCACAAACATATTTTAAAAATAATAAAGAATATGAAGTAATTGTGGGTGTAGATGCGTGTCTACCTACATTAAATAAACTTTTAGAAATTAGAGGTAAATATCCGAATCTTAAAATAGCATCTATGGATAATAATGGTGGTTTATTTATAACATTAAACACATTATTAACCTTGGCAAAATATGATCATATTATTAAATTTGATAGTGATGATATAATGTTACCAACACTAGTTCAAGATGTCATTGATGTAAAAGCTGATTTAGTAAGGTTTATGTATTATTTTTATGATGGTGGAAATAAAAAGAGAAGAGAATGGCATGGATTTGCTAATGGTGTTTATTATATTAATAGGAAGGTTTATAATATATTAGGTGGGTATCAACCTTGGAAATGTGCTGCAGATACTGAATTTTTACAAAGGTTTAATCAAATAAATTGTTTTAAGGAAGTTAAATTAAAAAAAAGATTATTTCTATATAGACAACATAATGGTAGTTTAACTAGAACAATACCGATGAGTCAAAGAATTAGTTATCATAAAAAATTCAAGGGTGTGAGAGTAGGTATTAATGTAAAACCAACAATAAATAAATATAAATGGGTGTAAAGATATTAATAATTGGGGATAGTTGTTTAGATATGTTTAGATATGGTATTTGTGAAAGATTATCACCGGAAGCACCTGTGCCAATATTTAAACCAACAACAACCAAACAGAACGGTGGTATGTGTGTTAATGTTATTGATAATGTAAAAGCACTTGGCATTACTTGTGATATAATTACTAATGATATTAGACCAGTAAAGATTAGATATGTTGATGAGGTTTCAAATCAAATATTAATCCGGATTGATGAAAACGATAATGTTGAACCATTATCAAAAGAAATATTAGAAAAGATTGATTTTAATAAATATAATGCTGTTATTATATCTGACTATAATAAAGGATTTTTATCTGAAAATGATATTAAATATATTTCTGAAAATCATTCACTAACATTCCTTGATACTAAGAAGAAATTGGGTACGTGGGTTGAAAACATTAAATTTATAAAGATTAACAATAAAGAATTTAAAGAGAATGGTGATTGGTTAGCTGATAATTATAAATATGATATAATTGTAACACATGGTAAAAACGGTGCACAGTTAAATCAAATAGATCATTTTCATATTGTAGATGAACATCAGGTTAGGGATTTATCAGGTGCAGGTGATACTTTTTTAGCTGCATTGGTTGTTAAATATCTTGAAAAAAATAATATTAATGAAGCAATAAACTTCGCAAATAAATGTGCATCATGGGTAGTAACACAAAAGGGTGTGGTTGCGGTAAATCCTGAATTAATCTAAAAAAATGACAGTTTTAGTGTTAAAGTTGGTGCTGGTTAAACTAAAATAGAAAAATAATGAATATTTGGATAAATGGTTGTTTTGATGTATTACATACCGGGCATTTAGATTTACTTGAATTTGCCAAGAGTTTACATAATAATTATAATAAGTTGTTAGTTGGTGTTGATTCAGACCGAAGAGTGAAAATACTTAAAGGGAAAAAAAGACCGATTAATGATCATTTTGAACGAAAGAGATTTTTGATGTCACTCAAATGTGTGGATCAGGCATATATATTTGATTCAGATAAAGAATTAAAAGATTTCATTACTAATCATGAAATTGATTATATGGTGGTTGGTGATCATTATAAAGATAAAGAAGTTGTTGGTTCAGAATGTACAAGATATGGTGTGGTTTATTACCCAACTGATGTTTAAAGGATAGATATCAATATGAAACACAAGCTTGGATGAAAAAATTAAGAATTGAGGGTAAATGCGATTATAAATTCACGTGTTTAGAAGATGGTGTATATGACTATGTTAGTGAATTAAAAACGTAAAAATCTTTTCATATTATTTTATGTTATTATATTATCGAATCGTTTAGTATTTATATTAAATGATTTTTATATGAGAAAAAAAAGAAATTATTGGAATAAAGAGACTGCTTTTAGTAAAGCGTTGGAATTTAAGAATAAAAGAGATTTTAAGAAGAGATACATTGCAGCATATGAACTATTAAGAAAAAATGATTGGTTATGTGAGGCATGTTTACATATGGAAAGACCTAAAAATATAAAATTAAAATGGACATATGATAAATGTAAAAATGAAGTGAAAAAATATAAAAATATTAATAATTTTAGAAAAGATTTTAAATATGTATATAAAGTGATAAAAGATAATAATTGGTTTATTGATATTTGTGGACATATGGAATCTTATAAAAAACCAATTTTTTGGACGAAAGAAAAGTGTCAGGAAGAAGCAAATAAATATGAATATCGAATAGATTTTAATAATGGTTCAATGAATGCATATGCTGCTTGTGTTAGAAATAGTTGGTTAGATGATGTTTGTCAACACATGTATAAATCATACATTAAAAGTTTTAAATGGTCGAAAGAAAAATGTCAATATATTGCATTAAAATATGAGCATAGAAAAGAATTTCAAGTTAATAATAAAAATGCATATAGTGCTGCAAGATATAATGGTTGGTTAGATGAAATTTGTTCACATATGAATTTTAAGAAATTGCCTAATAAATATTGGCATTCCTTTGATAATTGTAAAAATGAAGCATTGAAATATAATAATAAACGTGATTTTGTGAAAAATTCTCAACATGTTTATAATATTGTATTAAAAATGGATTGGTTAGATGAAATTTGTTCACATATGAAACCATTAGGTGATAAATATAATAGATGTATATATTCTTATGAATTTTCTGATATGTATGTTTATGTTGGGTTAACATATAATTTCAATATGAGGAAAAAAAATAGAAAAAGAGATTTAAACGATGCTGTTACTATTCATATAAAAGAAACCAAATTAAAACCAAAAATAAAACAACTGACTAATTATGTTAATGTCGATGAAGCTATTATATTAGAAAAATTTTATTTAAATAAATATATATCAGAGGGGTGGAAACAATTAAATCGAAGAAAAACAGGTGGGTTAGGTGGTAGTAAATTTAAATCCATATAATTTTAATTAATTTTAATGTATTTATAGTAAAACATTATTTTATGAAAAATAAAACAGAAAAAGTAATTGATGAATTTTTAGATTTGGATGAAAATGAACCTAAGAAAATAATTACATCAAAATGTGATTTAGTTGAAAAAATTGACCGTGAATTCATTATTGAAGATGGTCGTCAATTATTAAGAGGGTAATATTAAAAACTGAATATCAATGGCTGAAAATAATGATAATCTACTGAATGAACATTTGGAGAAGATTAAATTTCGATTTAATTATGCGATAAATGAAACTCCTAAATATA